CCGACAATGACCGCGCCCGTTCTCGGGACTCCTGCGAGCGGCAACCTTGCGAACTGCACGTTCCCGACTCTCAACCAATCCACGACCGGCAACGCGGCTACGGCAACGGCGTTGCAGACCGCAAGAGCGATCAACGGAGTCAACTTCGACGGCACGGCAGCGATCACCGTCGCAGCCGCAGCCGGCACGCTTACCGGCGCAACGCTGGCGTCAGGCGTGACCGCATCGAGCCTGACAAGTGTTGGCACTCTCGCAGGTCTGACCGTCACTGCGCCAATCACGGGCAGCGTAACGGGATCGAGTGGAAGCACGACGGGCAACGCAGCGACCGCGACCGCTTTGGCGACTGCACGCGCAATCAACGGCGTTAACTTCGATGGAACTGCGGCCATTACGGTGACGGCGGCGGCCGGCACGCTCTCGGGGACAACGCTCGCGGCCGGCGTCACCGCATCATCTCTGACCTCGCTCGGCACGATTGCGAATCTCACCGCGACGGCCGGCACGATTGCGACCACGCCGAGCGGATCGACCGACATCGCCAACAAAGCGTATGTCGATACCGTCGCGCAAGGACTCGACGCCAAAGCCTCGTGCGTCGCAGCGACCACGGCGGACATCACGCTCAGCGGAGCGCAGACAATCGACGGCGTCAGTGTAGTCGCGGGAAATCGCGTGCTGGTGAAGAACCAATCGCTCTCTCAGAACAACGGAATTTATCTCTGCGCCTCGGGATCGTGGACGCGCACGACTGACGCGAACACGTGGGACGCTCTGACCTCGGCTTTCACGTTTATCGAGCAGGGCACGACGAACGCCGATTGCGGTTTCGTCTGCACAGCGAACGCAGGCGGCACGCTTGGAACGACCGCTCTGCCGTGGTCGCAGTTCTCTGGCGCAGGCACATTTACCGCCGGCACCGGGCTGACGCTCACCGGATCGGTCTTCTCGCTGACCACACCCGTCGCAGTCGCCAACGGCGGCACCGGGCTGACGAGTCTCGGCTCTGGCGTTGCGACGTTCCTCGGGACGCCATCCTCTGCAAATCTTGCGGCGGCGGTCAGCGACGAGACCGGATCGGGCGCGCTTGTGTTCGCCACGTCTCCAACCCTCGTCACGCCAATCCTTGGCACGCCTCAGAGCGGCACCCTTACGAGCTGCACGGGACTGCCCATCAGCACGGGCGTCTCGGGTCTCGGCACGGGCATTGCAACGGCGTTAGCGGTCAACACTGGCAGCGCGGGTGCTCCGGTGCTGTTCAATGGTGCGTTGGGCACGCCGACAAGCGGCACGGTTACGAACCTGACGGGCACGGCGTCAATCAACACAAACGGAGCGCACAACGGCACGGTGGGAGCCACAACGCCAAGCACGGGCGCGTTTACGACGTTGAGCGCGACGGGAATTTCATCCGTAGCGGGCGGTCAGTATTTTTCAGCCGGTTCTTCTGGCACAGGCGCACCGACGTTCACAACGCGCAGCGCAGGGACAAAAGTTGTCCTATTTGATCAAATCAGTGGCTCGTCGTTGCCCTTTAGTTTAGGCATTGATAGCGGCACGCTCTGGCTGGCTGCTGGCGGAACGGGCGACACCATCAAGAGCTATCTTGGCACGAGTCTTATCACAACAGTTTCCTCCACCGGCTTAGCCGTGACCGGGGCGTTGAGCACAACCGGAAACGTCACCCTTGGCGGCGGTGCCGACTTATTTAACGGCTCCGTCCGAATTTCAGACAGCGCATCGAGCACAGCACCCGCTTATTTTCAATCTGGCGAACCGGGCATTTCTGGAAGCAACGTCATCCTATCGAATAACTATTTCGGCACGTCGGGCGGCGCGAGCGGGCGCAAAAATAGCTCCGTGGGCGCTTCGTTTATCCGGCTAAACGTAGGATCGGCTTCTACGTCAAACACCACGCTCGGTTTTATCAGCGCGAGCGGAACGCAGACCGACGTCGCCACATTCTCCTCCACCGGCCTCGCCGTGACCGGAGCGTTGTCGAGCACGGGCGCACTTGCCATCGGCAACACAGTCGCCACAGCCGTAGCCGTCGCCTCGACGCACAAGGTAACAATCGTCATCGGCGGCGTCACCTACTACCTTCTGGCCACAAACGTCTAATTACATGACCACTGAACAAGCACTCCAAAACCTCTACGCAGCCGCCCGCCTTGCCCCGTTAAAGGCCGACGATCACGATCTCATCCGCAAGTGCGCTGAGCAGATCGCCGAGGCGTTAAAGCCAAAGGAACCGAAAGCCGAATGAGCGGGACGGCGGACACGAATTGGCGCAGCTACGTTGGGCCGAAGGACAATGGACTCACGGTTGACTCAGCCGAGTGGCAGGCTCCGCTTGATCCTGAGAACTACGACGACTTGGTGAAGTGCTCGAACTGCACCGGGCTCACGATTAGCGGGCTGACGATTCCAGCCAGCCGCGAGGACTCCATTGATTGCGTGCGCGGCTCCAATTACACCGTGCAGAACTGCACGGTTCACGGCTCGGTTACGATCAAGGGCGCGATCAACGGTCTGACGCTTTACGGCTCGGTCGTGAGTGGCACGATTGAGCTGGGGCAGTATGACAATTATTGGGAGTTGGGCCGGGCTCCGACGCAGAACGTTTCAATTCTCGACTGCACTTCACCGGACGGCTCGCCGATTCGCGTCAAAGTCTGGGACGCCGAAGTGCCGTTTGTCCGAAATACGAACGTGAAAATAACCAAAGTGCCGAAATGGATTTGGCTTCCCTACTTCCTTTTCCGCCGTTTGACGAATCCGAAGAAGGTATAACCCATGTTCCCTCTCGCTGAAGTTCTAGGCATCGGCACGAAGCTCATCGACAAGCTGATTCCGGACCCAGAAGCCAAGGCGAAGGCGCAACTGGAACTCGCGCAGCTGGCGCAGAACGGCGAGCTGGCGAAGATGAACGCGGACCTCGAAGCCTACCGCGTCGAGCAAGACAACCTGACCGACCGACTCAAAGCGGACATGGCTTCGGACTCGTGGTGGTCGAAAAACATTCGGCCAATGACGCTCGCGGCGATCCTTGCTGGCTACTTTATTTTCGCGGGCATGTCAGCCTTCGGATACAACGCCAACGAGTCTTATGTTTCGCTGCTCGGACAGTGGGGGATGCTCATCATGTCGTTCTATTTCGGCGGGCGCACTCTTGAGAAAATCATGGAGATGCGCAAAAAATGAACGACCACAAAGACCTGATGGAAGTCGCTAGGCTATGGAAAGAAACCGGCTGGCTGACTGCGGTGATTGGCGGCGCCGGCATGGTTGCTCGCCTACTGGCCAACCCGATCCAAGGGACGATCTGGGACAGCGTGCGGCGCGTGATCATGGCGGCCATCGTCTCGACGCTCGCATGGTTTATCGTGGAGCAGATCGAGGTCAGCTCACTCGTGAAGGCCGTCACCTACGGCGTCGCCGGATTGCTCGCGCCGGAAATCATCGACGGCATCACGACGCTGGCAAAAAAGTATTCGAAGAACCCGGCCAAGCTGCTCAAGAAATAATGAACCCGAAGGTCATCACGGCGGCGCTCGCCGCGACCGTCATCTGTTTCGCGGGCGTTGGAGTGGTGACGGTGAAAAACGTCTCGAAGCACATAGCGGCGAGCGACAAAGAATTCGAGATGACGAGCAACGTGCTCAGTCCGCTTTTCGACATTTACGGGCTGGCTATCGTGGACGGTCAGGCGAAGGCAAGCAAGGGACTGATCAACGCGAAGGAGTTTTGCGACTCGCTGGCGAAGCTCCAAGCCGAGGCGGAGCGATTGCTCGCGGAATTCGGCAACCCGACAGAACTCGTGGCGCAGCACAAACTCGTCGCGTCCTACCTCAAAAAAGCGCGGTCAGCCTGCGACGCCGGGCAACTTGAAACGCTCAACTCGCCGGCCATGACTGCCGAACTTTACGCGGTCATCGAGCCGATGACGGCGCTGATCAACAAGGCTCTGCACGAAGAGCTGACGATTTCGCGCACGCACAAGGACGCCGCAGACCGGGCGCTTCTCACGTTTGAACGGTTCGCGAGCGTCGCGGCCGGGCTTGGAATGGTCTTTGCCGTCGCACCGTGGATCGGGGCGAAGAAGAAGCCGGTCGTGGCAATCGCTCCAAAGGGTCGGAAAAAGAAGCCCAAGCGCTGATTGGTTTTGACGGCCATCGCTTAGGCGATGGAACCCGTCATTACTTTCTCAGCCTCCGCCGGCGTCATCGATGCCGAAGCCGGCATCATTCGCGGCGTCTCGCTGATCACGAAAGGGCCGGCGCTGGGCCACGGCGTCATGATTGACGACAAGACGCTGGCACAGGTGAAGGCCGCAGCCGAGCAATACGCGGGCGGGCTCAAGGTGAAACTCGACCACTCTGGCGGCGCGGGCGATATTGTCGGCTATATCGACGCCCTGAGAATCAGCGGCGAAAAGCTGCTCGGGGATTTGCACTTGCTGCAAAATTCGCCGCATCGCGCTTACATCTTGGAGATCGCCGATCGGATTCCAGACACGTTCGGGCTCTCCATCGCGTTCTCGGGTCCGTCGGAAAAGAGCGCGGACAAGCTCACGACTTTGCAACGGTGCTCGGAAATCTACTCGGTGGACCTTGTCAGCGAACCCGCTGCGAACCCGAACGGATTTTTTGCGCGCAAACTCAAACAATTTGAGAGCGACGCCAGCGAGTCGCCGGAAGCAGAAATCAAAATCGAAATTCCTATGAACGACGAAATGAAAAAGGCCATCGAAGGCATGATTCAGTCTGCCATGATGGGCATGAATGAGAAAGTCGCGAAGCTCGAAAGCGCTCTCGCTCCCAAAGAAGAAAAACCTGCCGCCATGAGCGCGCAGAATGAAGTCGTGCAGCTCGCAGCCAACACCGCCGCGCTCGCCGCAGTCAAAGAATTTGCCAAGTCCTTCGGTGCGCCAGCCGCTCCGATTGCCTCGGCCGAAGCAGTCAAACCGGTCGCAAAGGTCGAGAAGTTCGAGGACGTCGTTGCAGCTAAAGCCACCGAGCTGAAGGGTGACAAATCCTCGGCCATCACCTTCGCGATCAAAAACCATGCCGATCTCTACGCTGCCTATCGCGCACGCGTTCAAGCCGGCGAACTCGTCAAACTCTAATCTAAACCTACCATGGCCACTTCATTCAATCACACCGGGACCTTCTTGGCTAATTCGGCCATCACAGCCTTCCGGCTCGTAACGATTTCCAGCAACCGAGGCGTGGGTCTTGCAGCCACCGCTTCTCTGCCTGACGGCGTTGCAACGATTGACGCCGCTTCCGGCGATCAAATCACCGTCGAATTCCTCGGCGGCACGACCATCAAAGCAACCTTGCTCGCCGGTCCAGTAACCGTCGGCGACACGCTTTTCTCCACCGCCAACGGGACCGTTGCCATCACCGGCACGATCACGGTCGGCAAATCTCTCAGCACCGCTTCGGACGCATCCA